CAGTAGAGAAAGAGTTTCTTTCAAAGTATTCTCAGTATAAAGTTCTTGACATTCATTTTGGTTACGACAAAGCTCAACGAAGTCTTATGGAGCAGTCAACATACGGTAAGATGATTTCTGGACCGATTACTTATGGTAGGGGTAACCTTGAGATTATGGGAAGGGTTGGCTTAAATCTTGGCGCAGCTATTAAGTCTAAGGATTTGACTTTAGGTAAGGCTGCAGTAAAAAGTATCTTTGGCTACTGGCTTGGTCAGGAACTAGCTAACAACTTTAATAATCTTATAACTAATACTGCTGCTTCAAGTATTACTGGAAAGCAATATGAAGACAGAGATGATTATGGTCTGGTTAAGCAGTTCTTTAGTACTGGAGTAGAATCACCTGAATTAAAAATCATGGCTGATACTATGTTTAGTGTCATGCAGAATGTTAATGCAGTAAACAATGGTGATAAAACTTATGATGAAGCTCTTTTAAATGTAACAAAAAACTTCACCAAAAGTTTTACTGGTGCACATATGAAAGAGAAAAAATCTTCTTTCAAATCAATGCAGAGCTTTAAAGGTTTTGACCAATCCTTCTAACTCTTTGTTAAAAGTTTCTCAGTAAAGGATATTGTTTCTGGCTTCAGAGCAATATCCTTTGTCTGTGCCTGATAAACCGTTTTATTTCCTTTGATGATTACTTTCAATTCTCTAGCTTCTTCAAGTGTTACAATGATTGCATCAAGTTCAAGTATTGGTATCTTATGTCTGAGTGATGACACCAAGATATGCCTACTAACCTCAGTATGTTTCTTGATAAAGGTTAGAACATATTCAGCATTTGCTCCAGTCTCATGGCTAGCAATTGCTTTCAATACTTCTGGCATATGTTTCTCAGTCAAGTTAAGTAATTTGAGGGCTTGACTCACGTCAGCGGCGATTATTCTTTTATCTTCTAATCGTTGGGCACAATTGAGAAGAGACATTTTGAATAAGTTTACGTGCCGACGTGAGCAATACCCATCAAGGTAGGAGAGATTCTTAAAAGGATTATTCTTAGCAAAGCGCTCATATTCAGTTTCACACAGTTTCCAAGCATCCTCACTAAGAACAAACTCACCCTCAAGGTTCCTCAATTCATGCAAGTCATGAAGAATATTTCCCTTAATGATAAGTTCTTTCTCAGTTGTCTTTGTTCTTAATCTAAGTTTTTCAGGATGTTTTCTAAAAACAAAAATTACTCTTGAAGTAAAGCCTCCACCAATAGCTTCTACTGGAACAGCAGTTTTAATCCAATCAATTGTGCTACCACCAAAAAGAGACAAGCAGCACTTATCAATACTTTGTACTCCATCTTTCTTTGTATGGTATTCAAACTTTTCAGGGCTATCCCAGAGTGATGTAAGCAAAGGTATCATACCATTTCTAAAAGCATTACTGTCAATGAGCGTAGATAATTCGTCAGCAATGAGTATACCCTCACCATCACGAACTAAAATATTATTTGTCTTCTCGTTTACATCGAGATGAGCATCAGCCAAACCTTTAATCAATGCTTCAGGTGTACATTTCTGAGCAAAGATTTCTACTTTAGGTTTTATTCCTTTTAACAGTTTATTCGCAATTGCGATAGCTGTACTCTTACGACAAAGACCAGAACCAGCAACCAGAACAATATACATGTTCGGATATATCTGATAATGCCCTTGATCAATAAAACAACTTCGACCTAGTGTTGCACTCAAAGTAGACACTGCACTCCATGCAGCAAAAATAGCTGGCACTTCTGTTTCTTCGCAATAATCCATAAAGGCTTTGATGACACCTTGCTTACATTTTCTACTCATATTATATCGCCCAATTTTTCTTTAGATGTTTTTTAAGTATTCGTCAGCTAGAACCAAATCGCCCCAAGAATCTCCAACCTTAATTTCTAGAGGGACTTTCAATTCATAACCGTCTATAACCATTGTGTAGTCTGCTACTTCTTGATATATCTTAATTACTTCTGGAACTAAATCTTCTCTAACATCACTGTTCACTTCATCATGAACCTGAAGAACAGTATGAGCATCAAGGTTACGCTCTCTGAAAGTTTCATGAATCTTATAGAAAATATAATTAGTCAAGTCACCAATAGTGCTTTGTGGTTCTTGAGCATAAGCACTCTTAAACATTGTTTGGTCTACTCGGTCATTAAAGATTCTTAATCTACCCCAGCATGTTGAGATACTTTGGTCTCTTTGAACTTTTTGCTCAACCCACTTCCACCATAATCTTAAAGCTGGTAGTTTTTTATGTCGAGCAGAAAGAACTTCTTTAGCAAAGTTGAAGTCAATACCAAGAACTCCGTTAAAGTATACATCACGTTTAACTGATTGTGCTACTAACACTCCTGGACCAGCTCCGTAATTTCCACTATGATTCTGAAGTTTTCCAATTGCTCTTTGTGCTTTAGTTATTTCACTCTCATCCACACCAAAGACACCTGCAGCAGCCCACTTATGAATATCAAAAGTATCTTGTTCCATTAGTGTTAGTAGTGTTCTATCACCACCACGTGTCCACAACAAGACTGCTACAACCCAAGCTTCTGCTTGTTCAAGGTCTGCCTTAACAATCTTACGACCAGCTCCAGCAATATATAAAGGTCGCATGATTTGAGGTTGATTCTGAAGATTAGTTCCTGTACCAGATAGTGTTGAGCTACTACTGATACGACCAGTCTTTGTTCCTGAAGCATTATAAGAACATCTCATACGATTATCAGGGTCAATTTTACATGACAGATACGTACCATGAATCTTACTCTTCTTACGATACTCCATAAGTAGTGGAAGCATTTTGTCTTCAGGATAAAGTTTCCTCAGATTCTTTAAAGCATTCTCATCGGTTGTCGGATTCTTTGTCTGCTTGGCTAAGATAGTTTTGTAATTAAGTTTCTCATAAAAGTATTCACAAAGCTGTTTAGGTGAGTTAGGATTTATCTCATAACCAGCAATCTCTTGAATCTTTCTCAGCAAATCTTCTAAAAGTTTACCATACTGTTTCTTTAGTTCTTGCTGCTTAACAACATCGAACAGAACACCTCTTTGTTCAGCTTGACTTAAAGCTAAAGCAAGTCTATGAACATGTCCGAAATAGAGCTTTTGTAAGTCAACACCAAAAATTTGTCCGTACTCTATAAAATCTCTTTCAATTCCCTCAGCACTAATCAAAGTAGCTAAAGAATCGTATGCGTTGTATGTCCACTCAGAGATATCATTAGCAGTAACTTTCTCAGAAAAGTAGTTAGGAAAGTCAGTATAAATACTTGTCAGAAAATCTAATGACTTAGGCATTTCAGGTTGCAGACAATGAAAAGCATGAAGAGTATCAAGATAATGATTCTTTATAGTGCATTGACAAAGAGCCTCAATCTTTGGTTGGTCAAACGATATACTATTTTGACCAATCTTCTGAATCTTTTCATCAACAAGAATTTCACGTACGAGATTAAGTATCTGAACTTCTTGTTGTGGTGTCCAACTGTTCACCCACTTATTAGCTAGAACTAAAGTCTTGCTTACAGTAGTAGGTTTCTGAACAAGTGGTATAGAGATACCAATAGGTACTCCATTTAATCTATAAGCAAACGAGAAACACCTGATAATAAAATCATCAGTTAAAGTTTCTAAGTCAAAAGCTACTCGTGTAACCTCATCCCTGATTTGAGTAAGTCTCTGCATAACATAAGTGAAAGACTTGTTTACCTCAACAAGATAGTTTTCACAAATAGGTTCTTTCTGAACACATTCTCTGACAATCTTTAAACAGTCAAGTTTAGTTATTGCCATGAGTTTAAACATCTTCATGATAACTGAAGGGTGATAAAGAGGTATAATCTTTTTATCTAGTTCCTCAGAATAGTATACCATGCCACGATATTTATCCACACTCTTCTTACCTGTAAGAGTCTTCAATGCTTCTTGACCTACACAAACAATAACATTAGCAGAACTCCTTTTTAAATCTTCTTTAAGCTCAGCTTGATATTTTTTGTATTCACCAGTAGGTTCAGATTTCTTTTTGTCAATATAATATCTTGACCAATTTCTAACATAAGAATCTATAAGTGTGTGGTGTTCAAAGGACTCAAAGTTTAATCCTTGTTGTCTGAAACAGTTCTTAATGTACGCAGCACTTGTACTGGAAAAGAAACAACCTGATACAATATCTCTAGAAAGTGGGTGGTCAAGAACAAAAGCTATCTTTGCTTGAGGTTTGATATTCTTTAACATCAGTCCCTCCAAGATTTGAAAGTTGGAAATCTTAGTTTCCCAGACTCAGTATACTCTTGAAACTTGACAGTTGCTTTTGTGCCAACAAACTTCCCTTGATTATTCCATACTATGTCTCTTTGGTAATCACTAAAACCTGAACCGACTTCCACGTTTCCTCCAGGAGTATGTATTGTGATAGCTCCAAGAGTATCTTTATACTTACCTTGACCACGAACAAAACCTACACAAGGAAATTCTCCATCAAGAAAAGGTTTGTATTTAAGCAAACTCTTTGTCCTTCTAAATTCATAACAGCCTTGAGGGTTTCTTAAAATAATTCCCTCGTAACCTTGTTCAAGATATTTACGATAAGCTATTTCAAGTTCTTCTCGATTGTTTACCGTCTTTGCAGGAACTATTGTCAGATAACTTGATATAGGTATACGCCTTTCCTCATATTCATGCAGAGTTTTTTGACGCTCAAAATTCTTTTGATAAACATCTGGTATGTCAAAAACATGATACTGAATAGACTTACGAGGTAACACGTTCTTTGACCTACGACAGATTGACATAATCTCATTGAAGCCCATATCGTGTGAATAAAGTTCTCCATCAAGACTTAACCCATCACATTCTCTGGTTAGAAAATCTATAAGTGATGGGACACTTTCAATCAGCTTTTCATTCCTGGTTCGTAATTCTCCCTCGTGCCAGATAGCTCTCATACCATCTAGCTTTGGTTGAACCATCACAGGATATCTTACAGCACTAATATCTTTTAACTCTTTAGCAAGCATCGGTTTCATAAGCACTCCATTAGCAAAAATCTTTTAGTTCTTGATTGATATACATTGATGACTCTGCATAAACGTCCTTGTCTAACTCACAGCCATAACCTCTACGATTATTCTTAACTGCGTTAACTACTGTTGAACCACTTCCCATGAACGGGTCTAATACAGTTTGACCTGCCCTCGAACTTTGCTTGATTAAGAAAGTTAGTAGAGCATTTGGTTTATGGAAAACATGTTTCTTATCTTTCGGGTTTGTTGGTTTGTAATCAAGTATTGTCAGTGATGGAAGTTCAAGTTGTCTTGTACGTTCACCTTTGACAAAAAACAATAACATTTCATAACATTGCTGATAGTTATTACCTCTGAAAGGTGTTGTTGATACAGTCTTATTCCAAATCAATGGGACTGCATGAACATAGAAATGTTTCTCAAGTATTGTCTTAATCTCTTTGTACAACTCAGGAGCTATGAAAATATAACCATGAGCATTCTCAACCATAACAGCATAGAGCTTCTCAGCAACCTTTGTTAAAAGCTCAAGGACGTATGAGGTATCAGCATTCCTCTTGTCTTCTTCATCAAGCAAACCTTTTGCATAAGTATGTTGAACGTCAGCAATTTGTTCAATACCATAGGGTGGGTCAGTGATAACTAAGTCAATACTATTATCATCGAGAGTATTTAAAAAAGTTAAACAATCCTGATTCTTAATCCTAAAAGGACGGTCAAGTTTTGGTGATTCTTCTTGATACTCAATAGCTTTTTGAATAGTTGTTGCTCGAGCTAAAGCTGTCTTCTTAGGTAGTGTTATGACCTTAGCTAGTATCTCAGTATCTTGTGTCAACTCAGCCAGTTTTAAATCCTCTGATATTGACCCTGAAGATTTATTGAGCAAGGTAGCTGTATCAGCAAGTGTCCACTTTGTATCTTCTTCCTCAGCTTGACGAATCTTCAAACTATGGATTTCTTTGACAAGTTTAACTTGCTCAACCCAAGTAAAGTTTTCACGATAAAGATTTTCAGAAAGCTCTAACTCTTTTCTTTCTGTCTCAGACATTTCATCACGCTCAATAGCCTCAATAAACATAATGCCTAGATTAAGATGAGCTTGAAGACGTCTTCCACCTGCGACAAGTTTATACTCATAACTAGAATCTTTATCCGTATTTGGTGTAAGAACAATTGGGTGAATCAAACCGTGTCTGGTAATATCGTCTTGCAGAGCTTTCATGTTACCAAACTTTGTTCTTGCACGATTTTTATAATCAATCTTACTTAAATGTACTTGCATAGTTACTCTCCATTAAGGTAGTTTGAGGTTTGACCTTTTGTTTGTCAAGTTTGTCAAGTCAAGGATAGAAGCTTTTTGGTATCCAAAGATAACTTTGTCCATAGGTATAAACAAAACACTTGTTAGGTTAGGAAATTGTTTTGCTAATCTACCTTTCATTTTTATTTCGTACTCAAACAACATACCATCGACACTCTTATCTTTATCATACTTGCGTGAAAAATAAATCTCACCGTCTTTAAAGTCTTTCAATTTATCAGCAACACGTGGAGCAAGAACTGAAAGCAGAACTTTGCCTGAATAAATCTTTTGCTCTTTATCATACTCTTCATAGCTAACGATAGGGATACAACCAGCCGCTGGAATCATAAGTGCTGGGTTTAATTTTTGAGGATTGACTATTTCTTTATTCATTTTCTTTACCTTATTTATAGCGTTTAAAAGGCGGAATTACAAGGCTAAACGCCCGCTAAAACGATTTTTATTTCTTTTTAATATGGTTACAAGTAGCCTTAAAATAAGCCTTTACAACCAAACGAGTAAAAGAAACACCCACACAATATAACGATGGGTGCTTCTAATGGAGGAGAGAAAATATTAATCTGCAGTTACTGCTGAAATGTACTTGCTGATATTTGAAGACTCGCCTTTTTCACCAGTATCAAGACCTGCTGCGTCTTTCTTATTATATGTTGATGTCTTAACTTCTGCATCAAATTCCATACCGACAAAATCGTTTGTCTCAAACTCACCACCAACTTCTTGAATGTTCTCATTGGTATAACCAAGACCATTTAGAAGCTGATAGAATTTCCAGTAAACAGATTCAATCAGAGTGATACGGTCTGAGATAACTTTACCCATTTCAGAACCTTCAGTCAGGCAGATAGCTGTAAGAACAATCATATCGTCATTGTTCTTAGTCTTCTTGACTGTTGCTGACTTGACTTGGAAAGAATAAGTTCCGTTGATAAAAGTATCAAAACCTTTTCCACCCGTTGCAAACTCTTCTAATTGTTTTTCTGTTGCTGGTAGTGTTACTTGTGCCATGTTTAAATCTCCTAATAAGACTTCAATAAAATTTTAATTCACAACCGTTTGTGAACTTTACTTTTTTTCTTTATAAGTATAACCTACTGCTTCAAGCAATCCTTTTAAACCTACTTTTGTATGGTCTAATCGTTGAACCTTACCTGAACGTGTCCTAGTCACCCTTGTTGCAGATGGCTCCCAGTTCACTTCATAGATTAATTGCGGTCCTTTTTTCCTGCATTCAGAATACCAGACCTCATCAAACCTAGCTGCTAATTGACTAGCGAGCTTCTGACCAATTGACAAAGGTCTTGATTTGTTAACAGAACCATCTTCATAAACTTCTGCGTGTGCTGAAACAATCACGGGTAGAGGCATGAATTGAATTTCTTCAAGAACACCTTCTATCTCATTGATGATTGCTTTGTAATCTTGTAGCTGTGGTGCTTGACCTGGACGACCTACTGCTGCCATCACTGCTAACTTGGCGGCGTTACACATACCAGTATAAGTGTCGAGTAACAGTGCGTCAAAAGGACAAGTTTTCTTTCTAGCCATAGTTGAGATTTCAAAAATTCTTTTCTTACTTTTTGTCCAGGCTGTTGGTGTATCAGACCTAGAATCTAAGTAAGTTTCAAACTCACAATTATGTCTTAGAGGTGTGAACTGGTCTTGAAGCATTACAGCTGTACGCATTCCTTGATCAAAATCAAGTAGTAGACCATTAGGGAACTGACTTAACAGTCCCGTCTTACCACTACCTGCTGGACCGTAGACCAGTATCTTAGGGTTGTCGAAAACATTTAAGTAATCTTTTGCTTTCATTTGAGTGTTCCTTTCTTGATTTTCATATTATGAAACTTATTTTCTCTTATCTCGTTTTTCTTTTTCCTCTGTCAAGAGTCTCGCTACCTCTTCGTGTGTATCATAAGCAAACTGTGTACAGTCAATACAATGTAATCTACCTCGACCATTAAAACAACCAATGAAATATAAGTCAGATTCATCACCATCACGCAAAGCTTCTGCATAATGCACATGAAACTGGTCGCCTTTATATTTATCGTGTTTTGTTCTACGATGTTTGTATCCAACAAAATGTATCTCTTGGATTCTTTCAATAGTTATGTCTGGTCTGTCATCAAATGTTTTTTCGTTCATTGCTTAGCTCCTGTAAAGGGGTTATTAAATAGATAGGCATATCACGTTTTTTAGCCAAAGCTATCTCAGCTTGAACTCCTGTTGACTCTTCCCAACCATCAACACAATAGACCCTCATCTCAGAGCAAGCATCAAGCATAGCCAGATTAATGTCTGACCAGGCAATAGCGTCTATGGGTAAGTCTGTTCCTTCCACAATAGTATGTCCATAAGTTATTGGAGAGAATACTTTATGACCTTGCTTTATTAAAGTTCTAACTTCGTCCAACAACTCACCAACAATAACCGAACGCATCATAGGATTCAATTTTGTGTAAGGACAAGCAAGATAAATCATATCACTCATGAGCACTTCCTTTGTATGAAAAGAAAAAGAAAACTAAAGCAATACAAAGTAAGATCATATCTTATCTCCTGAATGAACTAAGTGTAGAAAATATTTATATGATTCTAAAGCCTTAGCAGCATTCTCAGCTTTAATTCTAATGTTTATTAAATCATTTAACTGACAACTTTTTGCAGTTACTTCATTACAATAGAGTGAAAAAGTATTTTTAGAAACTCTTGATGCCCTCATAGGTGAACCACATAAAGGACAAAAAACTAAATCTCTTTGCATCATAATTCCTTTCAGTTAGGTAAGCCCTCTATGAAGTTAATCAATAGAGGGCTTACGTTACAATTAAGCCTCAACAAAGTCTTCTGGTTTCTTACGTCCCGCTTCATTGAACTCAGTTTTGGATTTATCTCCAGGACGTTTTATCAACATACCGCCCCCAGTTAAACCCAAAGCTGCTAAGGCTAGACCAGGAGCGCCAGGAAGATACTGAGTACCTGACATTACTGTATCTAACAACTGTGTACTCTCGGCTATATTCTGTTCAACACTTTTCAAACTATCAGACTTTGCATATTTATCTTTCTGAATAGCTGTCTTGTAGTCAAACTGAATATCTCTATGAGTAATTAAAACATCTCGCTTTAACTCTTTAGCGTCAGTCAGAGAGAAGTAAGGTAACATAGGTGAGTACTCATTCGCGTCTGCTCCAACATAAGATAATGCTTTAAGTGAAACTCTCGCGGGCACTACTGACTCAACTAACGAACTACATCCAACTAAGCCTAAAACAGCAAGACTTGCTACCATAACAACATACAACAAAAACTTTTTCATATAAATCCTTTCAATTAAATAGGTGGTTTACCAGTTACTGTGCTAACCAAATCAGCACAATGAAGTAAGCAGGCAGTCTCTGTCATATCACCCGCATTAATTCCAGCATTATTCCAACCACCATGATGAGCCGCTAGTGCATGAAGCTCTTCATCAGACAAGCAGATAGACTCAAGCATAAGAAGTTGCACAACCTTTGCACTCTCATCGCAACGAGGCTTATCAACAAAAGTAAATGGTCGAATAGGCTTATTTGTGTTGTTCTTAGCGTTGTCAATCATAGTTGACACGACACTCTTACTATACTGAGGTTTAATTCCACAACCAAGACTTCTAGCATATGAAATTTGTTTATCAGATGGTGGGTCAGTATCATATTTATAACGATAAACTTTGTCAAGGTCATGAATGTATGCTAAGAAAATCAACTGAGGTAAATCAAAGTCAGCATCATCTGGAGCAAACTGTTCAGCATAAGTCATTACCTCGAAGACGTGTTGAAGATAGCCACCTTCCCATGAATGGTGATACCTTGTTGATGCGGGGAGTTTGTCAAAGTGCGGTACTGAGACTTCATATGTCTCATGTAAACGAATGAGATTATTCAATTCATACTTTTTTAACATAGTTTTAATCTTGTCGGTGTAACTCTGCATAATTTTTTCTCCTTGTTTGCATTAATAGTATCGGGTTTTTCTAACATTTTCTTTAATCTTTTTTGGTGGTAACAATTTTACAGTAGTTTATTACTGATTCTTTTCTAATACCGACAACTTTACCTTTGTCATTCATGATAGGTCTTTTAATTTGTGTTGGTATACCTTTACCTTTGAGTAGGTCTTTAATTATTCTTCTTCTATTTCCCATTAGTTTTCCTTTGCTGTAAAAGATTTACATTTAGTTATAGGCTCTGAACAAACATCACACTGTGTACAAGGTGTTGCACAAGATACACAAAGACAATTTTGTTTAGTCGACTCAGGTACAAAATCAGGACAGTTAGTTACGGGTGCAGTGCAATGATAACCTGACTTGCAATAACATTCTGTTGAGCAACAATCAATACACAGACATTCTTTACAAGCCATCTTTACCTCGTTTCATTAAGAAAACTTCTAATGAATGTCTATTAGATACATTGAACCTCGCTAGTATTTCTTTGTACATCGCAGCAGATTCAGCCTGTTTTTGTTTAAGATATTCTTTTGGTGGTGCTTGTGATTTGACAAGAAACATTAAGAAATCAATCTCCTCCAGACGCAACATGTTAGCAAAGTATAGTGCGTCAATACCATCTAATTTCATGTCAAGTTGTTCAGCTTTAGTGTATGTCCGAACCATATTAATCCTTTCTAGTATAAAGTTAACTTGTTGCTGGCTCTAGTTACTGCTGTATAAAGCCACTTACGCATATCCCATTTATCCCAAGACTCTCTAATGACTCCAACATCGTCCCATTCACTTCCCTGACTCTTGTGAACTGTGATACAATAACCGTAAGTAGCGTAGAGAACTCCACGACCTTTGAAGGATGGTTTGAATCCATCAATAGCATACTTGTTCAGTTTAACTGCTATCTTAACACCATCATCTGTTTCAACTTCAGCTTCATAATTATATTTGTCTTCATCAGTTAATTTGAGTACTGTTATTATCTGACCATTGTAGAGGTTATACTTGTAATTATTTTTAAGAACTATCAGTTTCTCACCTACAACAACATGCTCATGGTCAATATCTTTTGCTGCACGTATCTGGTTGTTAACAGCTTTCACTGTCTTATTAAAACCTGCTAGAATAATATCATGACTTAGCAGATTGTCGGTAGTTCTATTCTTTGAGAAAGGTCCTGACAAGATAGGCTTCCTCGTACGAATCTTTGTAGCAAAGTCAATGATTGGATTATCTTCTGCTTGTCTAAAGATTTGATTAAGTGTATAATCACAATTCTTTAATAGCTCAGGGTTATCTCCAACTGGTTCAAGTTGTCCTCTGTCACCAATAAATACTAGAGGCTTTCCATATGATAGTAGGTCGTTGTAAATATCAGTAGCTATCATACTTGCTTCATCAATAATGATTGCGAAAATATTTTTCAAATCGTCTTTAGATAGTTTATAAAACTTATCTTCAGACTGATTGTATCTGTATATCAGACGATGTATTGTTGTTGCTGGAACTCCTTTTTTATGCAACACTACTGAGGCTTTACCTGTTGGAGCACAAATAGCTATACATCTTTTGTCAAAATGTTTCAAAATACTTTTAATGATTGTTGTTTTTCCTGTGCCAGCATAACCTCCTATTGTTATTTGTGGCTGGTGTGTTTCGATACTCTGAATAGCTTTCGTTACAGCTATCTGTTGTTCTTCTGATAAATTTATCATAGCAATCCTCTTGTGTTTGTAAAAGTTTTTCTAGCTTATCGTCATCTGACATCTTTTGCTCCTAATTTTCAATCGTCCAGAGACATTTATTACTGCCCTTAGGAAAGTCTACTATATCTACACCAGGCACATATGTCAATGCCTCAGCAACAGAGTAACTACCATCTGGATTCCTTTGTTGAGTTGTAACTTGAACCACACAACCATTCCCAACAAACATTGCTTTAGTACTCTTCATCCAACCCTCAGCTTCAGATGATGCTTTACATATAAGTTTAAATGCATCAACATCTCCAACAAAATTTACATCTTTAACATTCTTAGCAGTACCAACTGAATCTGAATTATGTAATGTCTTTGCCATAACGATAACCTTTCAATTTGTGGGTTAAAATAGGAGGCAGCAACGAGCCACCTCCACTTAATACACATAGTCAATATGAGTCAGTCTTATTGTAGAAGCACAACATTCTAATTACAAATCTATTTATTTTTAGTTAAAAGACTGACTGTTTTTGCTTCAGTAATTTTACATAGACAACCTTTCAATTTAACAAGTTAGTTCTTGTTTGCTTGCTCACAAATTTCTCTGGACACTTGATTAATGATAACTATGTCCCAAGCGAGCAAAGTTTGTTTGCCAATAATACCATCAGTCTCAATAAGCTGTTCATCAGTTAGGTGAAAGTTTAGTTGTTTTTGAAATTCTGTCTTTGTAGGTATTTTGTAAAGCTCTTTTGGAGTAATACAAACCGTCCCAACGAAAGCACCTACGACAAAACAAGCTAGTCCATAACCAACTATGAGAAAAGTCAACATAACTTTCATAATATGAAGCTCCATTTTAACGTATTGGATAATAATTAGTCACATCACTTGCTTCAAGAATACTTTTTGTCGGAATAGTATCAATCCGCTTTAAGTCTACTTTTGCAAGCTCGACCAGACTTGTTAGGCTGTCTTTCATTTGAGCTCTCTTAAGCTTTACTGCCTCTTTAGTTAGCTCAGTAAAATCAGTTAAGACTTCACCCCAACGAGCCAAGAGAAAACACTCACCCTCCCAAGTACTTTCAGCTGTGTATGCAACAAGAACTGGGTTAGGTATCTCAGTAGCTGACCAAATTTTAAACATCTTAAACTGGTTGAATTTCTTAGCTTCTTTGACAAGCTCTAAGACTCTGAAAGGTATTGCTTCAGACTTAAAGTCCTCAAGCTGGTTAACTGCAGGACAAAGAAGTCTATAAACTTGACTCTCAACAGTTTTGATTTGTCTAAAAGGGCAACGTTCAGTCTGGTCTTCTTTGACAGCACTAAGACTCATCTGTCCTTCTAGTCCTAACTCTTTTTGTAACTTGATTGCTTTTGCTGCAATTTTTGGATGCTCTTGAAATATCTCGTCAATGTAAAATATTTCAATTGTTTTGCTGTCTTCTTGTGTAATCATTTTTTGTCTCCTTAACAATTTCAATCTGTTTACTTACGACCACAGTTTCACTTACCACTTTGTATTGGACAATACTCCATGTTCCAGAATAACGCTTTTCATAGAATTGTTCTAAAGCTAAGTGCTCACACTCCATCAGTGTATGGGCTACAACATAGATAGTCTCTTCAAAAAAGAAAACATTCGAAAGTTTTTTAAAAGTTACTTCAAATAAAATCATTTTTTTGTCTCCTTTAAAGTTTCTTTAACTCAATAAATTATTTTTTGTTTCTTTTTCCATGTCTTTATCCTCTCTTGAATACTTTTATACCAAGCTATCTTAGGAGTAGGTTTGAACTCCCAGTTAAGCATATCGTCTATTTGTCTTTTTGACCTTTTTAGTTGGAGTCTTCTGGTTAAAAGTATATAAAGACACAAAGGACAACAACCAAACAAGTATAATGTCTTAGCGGCTTTGATAGCTTCTTCAATCTTTGGAAGAGTTTCATCAACAGGTTCTCTGTAGAAAACGTTTTTGGTTTTCATTCTATCTCCAGTCTTTTTATAATCAGGTGTTGTGCATTTCTCGGACACAACACCCAATTAATGGTCTCAACAACAAGTCTTGACCGTTTTCGAAATATTTAAGGTAATTTCCAATATTCCCATGCTATTTCCACAGAACCCTCACTAGACCATGAAGTTGCACCTTCTCTGAAAGCTACTAAGAAGCCCCTTGAATCAAACTTCTTGAAGTATCTATGCGCCCATCTATGACCAGGATTAGCCCTAACAAGAACCTTAGTATCTATTTCTAAGTCAGGTAACGGTTGCTTGTATGCCTCATCAGGTATCTCAAACTCGTTTAGAAAAAGCTCTGGAAGTTTTTCAGATTCAGAATAATGCCCGCTGGCAGAAAAACTTCTCGTGTTATCATTAGCGAAAAAACATCTTACTTGATAATATTTTGAATTCCTTAGGTTTACTTCAGTAAGTTCACCCCAGCCTTTACGAAAGCTCCAGACTTTTGTTCCTACAGGAAGTTTAGTAAAGTTAGTTTTGTTCATCTGACACCACCAATTCTTTATTTAAGAAAGTTGTCTTGTTTATAAGCTGGACACTGTCCACAAATCTCATCACAAATTAACCAGTCACAAAGACGCCTTGTTAAAGCATTTTTTCTGTTTACACAATCAAGCTCATAGATTTTTCCTTTAAGGTTGTACTTGATGTTCATCTTGATTCTCCTTTAGTTCTTCTAAAGTTTCTTTCTTTAGAGGATTGAAATCACTTTTGTCATAGAATCGTGTATACTCTACCCAACTTTCACTATCACACTGCATACAAAGAGCATGGTATGGACACTTGTATGAGGCTGTTGCGTATGCTTGATAGGTTGAGCAACCAGCAAATCTCTTTGGAAAACATTTGTTTTTATTGTATAGAGAAACAAGCTCCATTAAACCTTTCATTTCCTCAATAAAATGCTTCTTTTGTATCTCATTGTGTGCATAAAACCTTTGGATACTTTCAACATTCTTACCAGTTCTTAGAGCACAAATTGCAAAGCCCGCTATCTCTTCTCCTGTTAGATATTCTCCAACAAGTGTATATGCCAGACCTTGATAGCAGACTTCAAAGTTATCAAAGTAAGTTTCTCCAAGTCTCGCTGCTGTCTTATAGTCAAGAACATAGAGTTGCTTGTCTACAAAACGTCTGACAAACCTATCTATCTTGCCATGTAAGAGATAGTTGCCGCCTACTGCTACAAGGAAAGGTGACTCAAAATCACTGTATTTATTAGTTACTTCTATCGTTCCTTGTGGTGGGTCAATTGGAGTGTATACAGGATTACGTTGCTTCATCAAATTAGCATGATAATGAAGTAAGTTACCAGCAACAACACTATTTCTTTTTGGATCAGATTCACCGTGTGGAAACTTTTGCCATTCTGTTAAGAATACTTTGACTGCTTGATTCACGTCAATATAACAGTATGGAATAGCTGCATGGATGCAACTTCCAAAATCCATAGCAAGTGTTCTTTGTCCGCGTGCTTGTAGTCTCAAAACATGTTGAAAGAGAAACTTTGCTGGACATCGGGCAAATGTTGATAGGCTTGATGGACTCATGTAAAGGATATCATACTCTTTTTCTGTCTTAATCATTTTTTACTCCTTAATGTTCCTTGTTTGATTCGACTAATTGCCACACCTCTAGGTACTGAAGAAGTTGTTTGGTCAGCTATACAGCTATCGCAGTCAAGAGTTATCTGTTGTCCGTGTTTTGCTCCTTTGAGATACTTAGGACAAGAAACAAGCCAATTGCAAACTGTTCGTAAGCCACCATCGTCAGGCAAGAATTCATAAACAAACTTTACTTTAGTGATTTTATTTATTTTCATTACTACTCCAAGATAAGTTGTTCTTTCAATATCACCATTGCTCGTTGAACTAAAAGTGATACATAAGATTCGCTCTTAGAAAATGCTTCTGCAACAGCTACTTGAGTGATTTTATTTAGTAAGACTAGAGAGAGTATTGAGGCTTCATATGATGAGAAGTTCTTAGCCAGCAACGTTTCGATATCTTCTCGATAAGAGACACTCTCTTTGTAGTCTTTTGCTTGCATATATTCAGAATATTCTAAATGATTTTTGTTTCTTATCGCCGCTTTCTTTCGAGCAGTAAATATGTCATTAAAAATCCTGCAAGAAATTAATTTTGGCTCAGCTTTTAGTTTAGTGTCATAGTTCTTCTCTAGACAATAAAGATAACTATCCATGATAATGTCTTCACGTAGATTTGGTGATAAAAAACTGAGATACTTCTTTGTCAGTGTTCGTCCGAGCTTTAAGTAACTTACTGCAAACTCTTCGTCAGTCAAGATACCATCCATGATATTCTCCTAGAGGTCTTCTCTTTTGATATTCATTGTTTTAAGGATTATGTCTTGTGTGGCTTTGCTCATTCTGTTAAAACCTTTTACAGGCTCATTTTTTGAAACTTTCTTTGATGAAGTACTTTTCTTACGAGTTTTCTTAAAGAGAAATTTTGATAATTTATCCAAGCGACTCGTCCGAAGAGCTATTATGTATTCAAGGTCTATCATAATAAGTTACCTTTTTCAGAAAAATCTGTCTATTAAAAAAGGTGGCTCTTATCGGTTAGGACAAGAACCACCTTAAACATAAAGGAACGTTTGGAGTAACTTATGCTGCGTTTGCTTCTTCAACTCTTGCAAACCAACCCTCAGCTTCAAGAATTGATTCAAGGGTAGAACCCTGAGCAGTTGCAGTGATGATTTCAGACATTACTGAAGTATCATTCTCTGCATCTTCTGCAACGATCATTTGCATAGCTTTCTCAACCTTTTTCTGCTTGCTCATACGTGCAGGGTTCATTCCAGCTCTTACGCGATTCTTCTCGTTTGTTTCGTGCTGAGTGTTAATCAACTCAAGTACGACTGTCTCACCAAGAGAATCAACAGCTTCTGCTAATGCCTCAAATACGTTTACAACGATTCCACAA